AATTTCAAATCCACTTTCTGCAAAAATTCTTTTCAATATCTCACGAGTGAATACGGCAGGTTTGAAACTAACTAATGGATATGTAATACCATTTGCAGTATAGCCATAATCAACCAAAGGATATACATAGTTCTGCGCTCCATCTACCCATTCTGTTCTGTTCCAACTTTGTGCTATATTGTTATTGTTCCATGTATGGTTGTAATCATCAAAGTTTAAATCAGCCAATGTCTTATCGCCTAATACATGCAATATATCTCTCAACCTACCGAAAACATTTGTTTCATAGGTTATATCTCCGTTCTTGTTATTAATCTTGATAAGCCTCAATACTCCATCAAATATCTTCACATTGTCTAGGAATATTTGTGCCTTCGCTTGTTTAGATGGATTAAAGTTTGATAGTACATTCCTATCATTCTCATCATAATCGTTTTCTACTGATATATCAAATATGTTACCGAATATCTTTTGGTTTCTAGTTGTTGAAGGCAATACTATTGTTTTAGAATAAGATGTGCTTCTGCGTTCAATATCAGTAATATCGGCAATAGAATATGTAAAATCCACATCTATATTACCTAATGTATCTACTTCGTATGTTTCTAAAAATAATTTTGCACCCATTCTATACAGATTGTCTTGTGTTTACCAAACCAAATTCAACATCTAATTCTAAATTAAATAACTTATCGCTAATACTTTGTTTCAATTCATAACTATTGGCGATAGGCTTTACAGGAATCCACGATGGCGTAATTTCTGTGTCATTCGCTAGGTTCATATAAACCAAAGGCGAAGAATATAGTTGTCTTATAAGGACGCTCTGCGCATCTGTAAGGTAGTCGCTATTTAACCTATACTTTTGTGTTTCTTTCGTATAGTATATAGGATTTGTATTCTTAACAATAATATCACCGCTTTGGTATATATCCCCTGAATAATCCTTTTGATACCCTTTCTTTTCAATATCAAAACTTGTCTTGCTAATTAAATCAAAATTGAAAAAGTCGTATGTTCCATATTCGTTTAAATATGCTAATCTTATTGGTTCGTATTTACCACAGGATTGAACATAGATAGTTCCTATTGCATATCTTCTAGCACCGCCATTCGCCCAATTCACAAAGAGTTGTATGTTATCTGTTGTTCCTCCATAAGTCAATGGTGTAACTTTGAAATATGTAACCATGTGACCACTAGGAGCAGAAGGTGTAATATAGAAAGTTGTTGTAGTTCCATTAGCATAAGTAACTAACAATTCAAGGTTCGTTATCTTACCATCATTATAAAATCCTATGATTTGTGAATCTGTGCTTCTACATTTATTTATTGTCCAATCTGTTAATGGTTTGTATATACTTGTGCTACTGCCATTGTATTGCCCGAAGTTAGCATACCAATTCTTTAATTCTAATAAAGGCAAGGCAGCCGCTAATCCGTATTTAGTAGTTGATACTACTTCTGTGTTAAGTATAATTACATATTCATCATTCAGCATATAGTATTCATAACACTTAATATAGAATGGGAATATTATACCTGCACTATTTGATGATGTTCCGCTTTGATAAAAGCCATTTGTAAAATTATGATATGATGATACTAACTTACTTATATCAAATTCAACTTCATCAGCAGGATTCGCAGGACTATCATAATAAGCAGTCGCTATCAATTCGTTGCTAATGTTATATACTTTCACAACATACTTGAAGCCTGTTTCGTTAGCGTTCGTGCTAGATATCCTGTATAATATCCTATTGAATGTAGGTAGTATGCTCGGTGTCGGTTGTACTAATGTTATCATTTCTTACTTACTTTTAAAATCAATGAGTTAGCACCTACTTCTTCAAGTTCTGTTAGATAGAATGGTGTAATATCATCAACTGCTCTTTGTTTAAAGTTCTTACCTTCAATACCATATTTTTTAATGTAATATGCTAATCTACTAGCAGGACTTGTAATCTGTTTTAATTTCTTTCTTCTTTTCCCTTCTGTGTTTTCAATAAGGTTTGTTGCCTTTAATTCTATGTTCTTTCTTTTCGCCCATCCTTCTAGGTTCGCTAGTGCTTCGGGTGGCATACCATAAGTCTTGAACTGATAATATTTACCATCAGCGTTCTTATAGAATGTTTTATTCTTTTGGTTACCTGCTACACCTTTTACTCCCTTATCAATATAATCAGTATATCCTGCATCACCGAATCCTATCTCTAATCTCCATACTCCACTCTTTTCTTTCGCACCGATAACCGCTATTGAACTTGCTAATCTGCCCGAAGCCTGTGGAACTAATTGTTCAAGTCTAGCAACTAAATCTATTCCGAGCCTATCCAATATAGATTTGACACTTTGTTGTAAAGTATTACCTACTTCAACAATGTACTCATTTTCTGTGAGCCTTCTGCCTCCTATATTAAATAAGGCATCTACTTCTTTCTGTGTCGCAACTCCCATTGTTTATATTCTGCTTCTTTATGTTTGTTATAATCCTTTAAATATGCTAGACTATTTAGATACTGAATGATTGGTAGATTATATGCTGCCGTCATTGTTATATTTTCAAAGTCCGCTATTTGTTTTGTTGAATAAACCCATCCCCATCTTTCCATAAACGAAGTAGAGCCGCCCTCGTTTCCTCCTTCAAATTTGAAGAGGTTATTGTATCGCTTACTAATTCCTTGAATAATTGATAAAAAAAAAGCATACAACCATAAAGTTCTACGAATTTTGCATTCAATAAATCTTCTGCGACTACCTCGTGAGGTATAGTTCCATACTCCATGTACTTATCTCCTTTCATTGGAAGAAAGAAACAAGCACCAATCTTATGTAACTGCATTATCTGTCCGCTAAAATGATTGATGTCAATATACTGACCTGCGGTAATTTCTGTTAATTCAAAACAGAACTTATACCTTCTGTCGCCTATTGTTATATAATCAACTGCTTTACATTCAGGAACATTATTAAAGAACTCTAACTTCTTGGCATATTCCTTAACTAATTCCCTATACTTTATAGCATCATATTCTTCCTCGTTCTTGCCTTCAACGACTGCCAACATCTTTTGTTGCTTCTCAACAATGTTCAGTTGCTCACTTAATTCAATATCGTATAGGCTTATAAATTGCCCGACTGTCAGTTTATCCCACATAATTGTAAATATATTTTTTAGGTTATCGTTTATCTAAAAGTATACAAGCCTTTGTTACTAACCTTCAATTCATTCAAGGCAAAGTATCTTAATGCGTCTATCGCATGGTTGTATAAATCTGTTGGCTGACCTGTTAGTGTGCCATCTTTTTCTGTTCTGTATTTGTAAGTCATAACTTCTTTACCAATTATATCTTCGGCTACGAAGTTAATCTTATATCGCTTCAATATATCTATACTATTGTTAATACTATCTTTTCCTTTGTTAGCACCTTTAATCATTCGCCATCCATCTCTGTATAATTCCTCAATGCTTTTTGGTTCGGCACTATCTGCTATGATTGTAATGTGTTGAGGAACATTGAGTTGTCGCATCTTGGCACTAATGTCTTGATTCGTTAAGCCTCTTTCATAAATCAATGTTTGGACATAGAGTTGTCCTTCGTGTTTCCTTACTTCAACTAATGCAGTCGGGTCAATAGAATAACCAAAGTCCAAGCCGTAACCTAGTAATTCGCCTTGTAATGATTCACAGGCTTCAAAGTTATTGAATATCAAGCCTTCAATCGTACCCCATTCTCCTATACCATAAACATTCCACAATGCAGGGTCTGTCTTTTTTAATAGTTCAATTTCTAGGATAACAGATTCTTCTAGGAATGGATTGTCTTTGTAACTGCTGACTATGACATCAATATCATTTTCAGTATATCTTCTAACATCTTCTAGTTCTGTCTTGATGAAATGGTTTGGTGATGATGGGTTCAATGCTAGGAATATAGTTCCTGTCGTTCTAAATAGTAATTGTTGCCATTCTAGTTTGTTAATCTCGTTGGCTTCATCTATGAACAGATGGTTTCTTTTCCTACCTCTTAACTTTGTTTCTTGGTCAACTGAAAAAAATTCAACTGTCCTGTTGTTATACTTAAATTCAAAGTTGGATTTGTTGTATTCAATGTGATTGTGTAAGCCTGTTGATTCTAATATCTCAATGAAATCCCTTAATGTTGAACTACGAAGGGATGGTAAGAATTTACGGACAATACTGAATGTTCCCTTATTATCAAATTGATTGCCTATTCTACCTGTCAATAACCATACTACTGCTATTTGACAGATGGAATATGATTTAGTGCTACGAGTACCGCCTCTGTTGATTCTTATTTTCTTTGTTGATAGGGCATTCTTTTCGTAGACTTCGCTTCCTTTTATGACAAGGTTATTGCTCACGCTTTATTATTTGTACTTCAATGCCTGTTAGGTTAAGGCTACCTTCTAATTGTATTTGTTCCTTTGGTTTACCATACACTCTTGTTAGTAGTGTGTCAATAGAATACAAACTACCTTTCCTAAATGAACGATATAAGGCATTGGCTATTGTCTTTTCAAGTATAGTCGTGTCATCGCTTTGTACTATATCTTTCAGTTGTTCCATATCCATACCTAACATATTCTGTATGGTATCATTGATTTCGGATTGCTTATATCCTATTCCTTTCAATAAGGTTGTAAACTTCTTTGGTCTGCCATTAGGGTTTCCGCTTTCGCCCTTCTTGTATGGTATTAAGTTTTCTTCGTTTGGCATATTATCTAATATTACTTATGATATCCTCTTGTAATTCAACAGGAACTAACTTTCTCCAATTCTCATTACCAAGTTTAATTGATTCACGGATATTTGTTGCTGATATATTTGCTATTTCTTCTGTCGGCGTATATTTGTTTACCTCATAGCCTACACCCCTACCAAAGTTAATTGATTCCATATCAGGTATAATCATAACCTCAACATCTTGTTTCCTTTGTCTATGATACTTCAATATCATATTCTTTGTTTGAACTGATGTGAATGGATTACCATTATCAGGCTCAATATCTCTAATAAGTATTAGAACAGGTATTCCTTTCAATAACTTCTGTTCAATTAATTGGATATGTCCATAGTGATAAGGCTGATACCTTCCTATGAAGATTGCTCTTTTCTTATCTTTGTTCTGTGTAGGTTGCCCTCCGTAGTTTCTTTTAACCCAAGCCATTTGATTTGTTGTTTAGTATTTTAATAATGCAGTTCTCTACCGATTCGTTGGTTGTATCAATATCTATATAATCTTCCGTTGGAACTTCAAATTCCGCTACAAAAAACTTCTCTCTGCCACGAATTTCGCTAGTGTGGACATATACCTCAACCATTTGATTTGAAGCCTTTAATGCCCTCCTGTGTTCGTTATAGGGGGCAACTACACTAATGATAACATCATAGCCTTCGTTGTCCATAAACCTTGCAA